CCTTAGTGGTCGTGGCCTTCGTGCGGGTCCTTGCCGGTTAGAGCTTGTTCTATTGATGTAATCATCTCTTTTGATTGCTCGTCAAGCTCTTTAAGGATTTTGGCTTTGGCTAGCTTATGCTTTTTAAGAAGTTCTTTTCTAGTCACTGGAAGCTTGCCTTCGGACTTAGAAAGACTTTCGCCAAGCTGTGCAATTGCCGAGTCCAGATCAGTTGCTTCTGGCTGAGCTTCTTCTGGCTGCTGCCCCTCTTCTTGCGCCTGGCCTTCTTGTAATTGGCCCTGCTGTTGCTGCATAGCGGCTTGCTGTTGCATTGTAGCCTGCTGCATCTCTGCCTGCTTTTTCATGATAAAGACTTGCAAGCTTGTCTGGTCTCCCAAGCAGTATGCAAGTTCTGGGTCCTGATCGGCCTGCTTAAACTGCTCGCCGCCAAAAGCCTTTAGGATCTGGCCCTTAGTATAATACTTTTCCAGAATTTGAAGATATGCGGGGTTCATTGGGAACTGTCCGCCCAATGGGACTGCATCTTTCTCAACGCGCTCCATGATGTCGTTCATGGATAGGTATAGGGCCTGATCCTGCTGAAGTCTAGTAGCTTCTTTTTCTGGAGAATCTGCGTCAAGACCTTCCAGATCGATCCTAAGATATTTGGACCATTCTGGATTAATTTTAGGGAGGAGTCGCTCGTTAAAGAAATCTTCGTAGAGCATGAGCAGGGGTCTTAGGCCGATATCTCTAGCAGCCATGAGCTTCCACTCATTATTTGATTCAGAAAGAGATTGACTATTGGTGCCACGAGACAGGTATGACAGGGCTGCCACTTCGTCTGGTGACATCTGATAAGCAGCAAAGATCATGCGCTTATTGAGATCTGCCAGATACTGGAACTCCATATCTCTATTGCCGCCGTCTAGTGGCTGAATCTCTAGAGCGTCATCAACGCCCATTCCGAACACTGGAACGCGCCAAGCAGAGTTAACAGAATTAATGTGGGCCTGCATCTGAAGCTTAATATTGTCGATATCTTGCTTACTTAGATCATTGGACTTAAAGATCATTACGTTTCTGGCTGCTCGACCATTAACGAAATACATCTTATTATGTGAAGTCAAGTTGATATGCGTAGTAACAGCGGAGAGGACCCGCTCAACCGGAGATACTGGGTATCCATTTCGGTTAATGTCAGTGGACGGGTTCATATTCATGACAACTAGCTCATCGTCGGTAAAGACCTGTCTAGGAATGCCATCAATAACTTGAACCCATGAATATTCATCACGGCTAAAGCGATCTACGTCCACGAGCAGATTGTTCTCGCCTTTGATTTTTTGCAACAGGGCACGGGCTTCTTTTCTAATGTTTAGAGCTTCTGCTGATTCGCCGCGCTGTTTTTGTACCTGGTGTATGGTAAGAGCGTCTACAGATCTCCAGCTATGGAAATCGCCCTTTCCATCTTTTCTAATTTCTGCAGCGAAGGAGCCGCCAAGCAGTGCATCTTCAATGGTGGACATTAGGAATTGTCCGAGACCCTGGCGCTCTGTATCTTTTAGTCCATCAATTCTTCCACAATTAACAAGCATTTCCCTTAATGCTGGAATAGCCTCTTTCTTAAGCTGTTCTACTTGTTCGTCAGTCAGATGACTAATTGCTTCTGGCTTAATATTAACGGCAAATCCCACATCAAAGCGGTTGGCCCTTGGCCTAGAGAACATGAGCATTTGGCGAGCACGAACTGGCAGGATTACTCCACCAATAAGCTCCTCAGTGTCCCTAAGTCGCTTCAGGATGTCTACTGGGATAAGATTTTGGCGGCGTCTAAAAATAGATGAAAGGGCGCCATCTTGTTTATTGGGGTCTACGTCAAAACTTAGCTGCTGGGCACTTTCAATGTCTCTGGATTTCTTTAGAACATCCAGGATGGATGCAATTGTGTCACCGCCGCCATTTTGACGGACAGGCATCATTGCAATAAGTCCAGCTTTTACGCCGTCTGCTGATTCTGTTTTTTGTAGATTTTCTTTCAAAAGGTCTTGTACCGCTTCACGGATCAAGTCTCTTGAAATATCTTTTTTATTATTTTCAGACATATCTATTCCATTTTAGAATAGCAGGTTATTCGGCTGATGCAACTAATACTTTAAGTGGAGATAAGGAGAGGTTTTTAATAACAAGGCTAAAGGCAGCTCCCTGTTTTAGCAGGAGCGCTGGCTTTTCTGGGTTCCCAATGACTTCCGGCTCGATTTCATTGAGGTCGCTCGTATCGCCATTAAATCTGGCGACACACTTATCCTGAGCCGCAATAAGAACAAATTTCTTAGCTGCGGAATAGAATGTAAGTCCGGAGGTGCTTGGAACAACCGAAGTTTCTAGTGGGATGCCATTAGGGGCTGCTACTGCGATTTCAAACCAAGATGGGGTCACTTCGGTGACAGAGAAAGTGCCAAAAACTGAGGCAGAGAAACCTGCGCTAATCTTAACTTTATCGCCAACCTGAATCTGGTTACCGGATGTGCCGTTGCTATATACAAGAAAATCTGATGCCGTATTTACTGTAAAGCTTTGCGCGACCGCACTAAGATTTTGATAAGACAAGGATGTTGATGTTTTGGCCAGTACCACAAATTTGCCCTGGTTGGCTACTGAAGCGCCACAAAGTGGCAATAAATTAAGGATATCGCCAACTTGTACAAGAGTTGTATCAATAGGCGTGCCGCCCGTGCTTGTTAGTGTAGCTACAGGTCCGTTGACTGTGATGCTAAATACAGAGGTATTATCAATGCCAATAGCCCTATCAGTTCTAAAAGACGGATTTGTTCCAGCGACATGTGTAAACCTATAAATATTTTTATTGGGGTCTGGCCTGGAGCTAGTGAGGGCGGTGTCATTGGCCAGGGCTGTTGAACGGGTACCATCGAAAACAGTTGTAGTTGCACCTGGTGGAATCAAGAAAGACTCAGATACTGCCTCTTGGACTGGCATTCCGGCAGCCTTGTACTGGAGGTCAAAATTTCTGACTAATGGATTGTTAGAGGCGTTTAAGTCCTCGTAAGCAATTGAATTCACTTGAAGATTTAGCTTGCCCAAAATAAACCTCTCACTTTATAACGCTTAAAAATTAAGTTTAATAACTAAATATCCGTAACTATTAAGCTTTTTAACTAATCTATACTCCAAAATACGCCCTTGCCAGTCGATTCCTGCGTATTACTGGTATTTGCTGCCTCATTAAGACTTTGCTTAATTTGACTGCTTAGCCACTGTGCCTGCTGTTGCTTAATTTTCTCTGCCTCTTCCGCAGCCATTGCTTGACGTTGCTGTTGATTCATTTGCCCAAACGGGATTGGAGGGGCAGGATTGTCCCCTAATATAATGCCATTCTTTTTGTCCCATCTATTTTGGGCTGCGTATCTTAGGGCAGCGATACTGTCATCGAATATATCGTTTACTTTATCCGTTAAATCACCGGCTCCGTCATGCTTAAAGTGATATTTTTCAAAATTGGCCATGAGAGAGTCACATCTACCGGTTAATCCAAAAAGCTTAGTACTGCCAACAGTTGGGGATAGCTTGCCCCTAATTAAAGTTATGCCCTTTTCAATGTCTTTAGTAAAGTTTGTGACTACGGTGCATAGCTTGGCACTGGCTATCATCTTGTTCATTGCTGGGGCCTCAGTATCAGGGAACAGGTGCGTAAACTGGTACTTTTTGTGCAGTCGCCTTACCATCTCCATCACTTCTGTTGGCTCTAATCCGACTTCTTCGACACTTGCCATAATGTATGCATTTTCTCTTGAGTCTTCATAAACCACTACGACTGCCGTTGGGTGAGTATATCCATGGTCAAGCCCAGCATATCGCTTTACGCCAGCCTCGATCATGATTCTAATGAGATCGTCTTCCGTAAAGTGTTCTGGGGCCTGATTGCCACTAAAGATTTCATATATTTCTGATGGAGTCTTTTCAAAAACTTCCCGCTTAAATTTAGGAAACACAAGCCCCTCGGCAGAAGGTGAGATGCTCATGCTTTGTGATAGCCACCACTCAAGAGAAGGCGCTTGCTTAAATTGCTGTATTACGGACTGCACAGGCCTCATGCTTCTGCAGGTAGAGGTTTGCTTTTTTAGGTCACCGGCACATTGGGCTCTCAAAGGGCAAGTGTAGCACCCTTTATAGGCATCGACTTTTGTAAGCTTGGATTGCTGCTCTGGCTTCAATCTCTGATACTCAGCCTCAATATACGCAGTATTCTCTAGGGCATCTACGTACATCTCAAGTGGTTCTGTAGTGGATAGCGAATCTGGGCATCTTCTTGTATTTTCAAAAACAGTCCAGAATCGGAATTCAACGCCCGACTTTTCGCGCTTCTCGAACTCTTGCTCAATTACAGTGTATTTTCCTTTTCTGGAGCTGATGCCAAATTTTACCCACGGCTTCCCGTCGTGGGTGTAAATTGGAATACCAGAAACGTCTTCGTAAGCCTTTACTTTATCGGGAGATAGTGAGCCAAGCTCATCGAGAGATACGGCAGGTTGGTGAGGCCCCTGTACTGACATGGGAGATATCGGAAGGATCTCTACTTCCACTTCTTCATCGTCAATTACAAACACGGTCTTTTCTTGCGTGGGCTTATCTTTTAAGTAGTCTTTTACATACTTACGATTTACGAATTTAGTAAAATACTGGTAAGCTCGCTTTGCTTGAGCCTTAGTGCCCCCCAAATGCACTACGCCCCTCTTAAAATGTAAGGGGAGCAGGATCTGCAGTACGGCTGCCGACAGTGTCTTCTGGGAAGATCGGCCCGCAATATAGAATACTGACTTAGGCTCTAGGGCCTCATTGTCTGAGCAAAACTGGTATATTTCCCATACCATATCAAGTGGATTAGTAGTGGCAAATCTAGACACTGTACAATCGGCAAGATCGACGTTCAAAAAGAATAAAAGCCAGTTCTTAAGATCCTCTCGGGTCTTAATGCGCTTTTTAAGTAAAGCCTTAATAAATTTATCTCTTTCTTCGCCAGGAAGAAAGCCTAAGGCATCATCACTCATCGTCTGCTTCCTTAGAGCCTTTGCCAGCTAATGCAGCTAATATCTGAGATTGCATATTATCTGTAATTTTTACATTTTCGGTAGACTGCACATTGACGTTGACAGAAGACTGGGTCTTTATTTCCTGCTTGGTAACGCGCTCTTCGCCAGTAATCTTTTGCAAGATCTCTATTAGAGTCTTATAGCTGGTAGATCCAGTAATAAAAGTCTCTGGCTTGTCCTCTTCCTTGCCAGTCTGCATATACCGCATCATCTTTTCGTTCTCAGACTTATGCACCACGGATAATTGATTGGTAATAAATTCAATAGCTTCCAACTTATGCTTTAGTAGTCGCTCGCGAGTTCTTGAAGCCAGTTCGTCCATGTATCGGTCTTTTTGGGAGTCCCAATCATATTTGCGTCGGCAGTACAGAATATCGGTTTCAGTAAATGGGGGGTTGGACTTGGCTATACTGGCACAAGAATAGCCTTCAATATAAAGGGCCATCATTTGAGCAGCCAAAGTGGCCCCAACTGGTTTTACTCCAGTATCTTTTGCGGCCTCAAGTAGTGCTATTTCCCTATCCGTGAATGAAGCCGGGTATGCGTTTGGCTCAATCTCTGGTTTAAGGGCTATATCTTTGTTCGTCATAGTACATTTCCACCGTGGTATCAGGCCACAGCATATCTTGTGTCCATTTTTGCAAATTAATAAAAGCCTGCTTCATCTCTTTTTGATATCTACTCCCTGGAGCGTATACCAGTTTAAGAGGCGAAAACTTATTTCTTTTAACGGGTTTAGTCTCATAGGAAGTGCTGCCATCTACCTCTACGGTGCCTTCTATGGAGAGCTTATAGTATTTCTTCGTGTAAACGTGGTAGGTTACTTTTTTTGCATTGGGCTCCACGATTGCGTAACCATCAATAGAAATATTGCAGCAAGCTACTGGCCAATACTTAAGCTGCATCTCATGAAATGAGTGCAGTACTCCGTACTTAGTGAATAGGAGCTTAGCTAGCATGTACTGGTTTTGCCGAGATTCGGAACTGACTTCTGTAGTCTTGCCCATATTAATTCCCTTACTTCTTGGGGTTCTTCAATAATATTAAACACATAGTAATGAAGGAGCTGATCTATAGAGTTTTTGCCTGAGTCTACATCGATCTTGCTATTAAAGTTCTTGACAATATTTGGCACAATTTTAAGATCTGGGACATCAGATAGGTCTTGTGCCACGGACTTGCAGAACTCTTCCGTTCCGGATACCGTCAATCTTATTTTGGTCAGGGGACCGGCCTCTCTCCTTACAAGGTCTATTATCTCGGAGCTACTGGTGCCCTCTGCTATTTCGGCCCTATACTGAGTACGCACATGCTTCTTAGTGCTTACTGGGACAAGCTGGTCAGTCTCTGGGATATGAACAAAAATCTTTTTTGATTCGCCGGACCCGAGTGCGAAAAATTCTGCAGAGCTTACTGGCCTTGGAGTTCCAATATAATTAATGTTAGCCAACTGCTGCTCTGAGTGTATGTGTCCAGCTATAACTCTTTTGTACCGGGAAACTGATTCAACAGAAAAGCCATCTGGAGCATAGAAGCCGTTTTCATAAGTGGCGCCGTTGAATGTCTGGTGACATACCAAGTATTGAGTCTGTGGTAGAGACTGAGCGAATTGCTGCTCGGAATGCGTAAAGCCCACTAACCCGTATGTCCCCAGGACTACTGGGCCACTGGTTTCATCGACCACAGTGGCAACATGCGATAGCGTCTGTCTTACAGCATTAATTTTTGTTGAAGTGGGGGAGCTACCATCGTGATTGCCGGCCAGAATATATACAGGGAAGCTCCTGGCAAGCTGTCCGATTTTATTTTGGAGGAGATCTACGACTTCCTGGCGAACTACGGAATGCGTATGAAAAATATCCCCAAGAAAAACAATCGAATCAACTCCATTAGAAGAAGCGGCCTCCTGGATTAATCCAAAGAGGCTAGAAGTTTCTTCCAGATTGTTAACCTGTACATGCAGGTCTCCTACAAACAGTGTGGCCAATTATTGCCCCTTCTTTTCTACTGCTACGGCCAAACTAAACGGCAACAAAATGAATTCAATGCCATTTACTGATGAAATTTTTTGTACGGTAGGGTGATTATAAATGTCTCCTCTAAAGTAGACAACGTCGCCCTTTTTTAAATCATTCGGGCCGTCCATTACTAGTTCTGAGCTAACAAGGTCCCTGAAAAGCTTATCGGTCCTGACAAACCGGGCATTAGTAGTCTCTACCTGTTGGGCATGATTGAACTTAATGGGTTGAATTGCAATATTATCATGCAAGGTCTTCATACTTAATGGCTCCCTTTAGTACAAGTATTTTTTTCTGAATAATA